ATGATATATGCGATTGTCCGATATTACGTTGAGAAAGGGCAAAATACTCTGATAGTCGTCCCGACGACATCCCTTGTAGAACAGATGTATAAAGATTTTGCAGATTATGGGTGGGATGTTGGTTCATATTGCCACAAGATCTATGCAGGAAAAGAAAGAGAAACAGACTCACAGGTAATCATTACAACCTGGCAGTCTATCTACAAACTTCCCAAACAATATTTTTCAAGATTTAATGTAGTTGTCGGGGATGAAGCACACCAGTTCAAGTCTAAGTCATTAGTATCTATAATGACAAAACTTTGTGATGCAAAATATCGCTTTGGATTTACTGGAACCTTAGACGGATCTCAAACACACAAATGGGTTTTAGAAGGATTGTTTGGTGCTTCTTATAAAATTATTCGAACTGATGAATTAATGAAGAAGGGTCATGTTGCAACTTTAGATATTAATATCTTGTTACTCAAACATCCTCCTCAAAAGTTTGAAAAGTTTGAGGATGAAGTTCAGTATATTATCAATCACGAAAAACGTAATAAATTCATAAAAAACCTTGCTCTAGATCTTAAAGGAAATACATTAATTCTATTTTCCAGAGTAGAAGGTCATGGTCAACCTTTATACGATCTGATAAATAATAGCAAAACTGATGATCGTCATGTTTTCTTTGTTCATGGAGGTGTTGCTACTGAAGATCGAGAAAAGGTAAGAGAAATTACTGAGAAAGAAAACAATGCTATCATCGTTGCTTCTTACGGGACTTTTTCTACTGGTATTAACATCAGAAATTTACATAATGTTATCTTTGCTTCCCCTAGTAAATCAAGGATCAGAAATCTCCAATCAATCGGAAGAGTTCTAAGAAAGGGAGATCAAAAATCAAAGGCAACTTTATATGATATTGCCGATGATATTAGTTATAAGTCAAAGAAGAATTATACTCTAAATCATCTTATTGAAAGAATTAAAATTTATAATGAAGAAAACTTTAATTACGATATTGTAAATATACAGATGAAAAACTAATGGGAGAAGAATTCTACGCATCAATAAAATTAGTATCTGGGGAGGAAGTATTTTCTCTCATCTCTGTTGATGAAAATGATGGAGATCCTATTGTCTTGTTACAAAAACCAGTAGTAATGAAACTAATTACTAATCAAAATGGTTCCATGATAAAAGTTAAACCATGGATGGAATTGACTGATGATGATTTATTCGCAGTTAAATTAGATAAAATTATTACTATGACTGAGTGTAAGAATAATAAGATTGTAGAGGTATATAACTCTTACACAAATGATGACGAAGATGTAGTCCCAAATACAGTCCAAAGTGGAAAAGTAAAAGTATCTAATGAAATGGGTTATATATCTTCAGTAAAGGATGCTCGAAAAAGACTTGAAAATCTCTATAAAGGTATTAAAGATACTTAAACCTTGCCTTCAACGCTCACAAAGCATATTCTACTTGTAATTGATGGGTTCTGTCAAGTCCCTAAATCTATGCTATAATGTGTGTAACTTAACATTTCAATAAGCAGATGATCTATGTCAAAGAAAAAATCAGAACATTATGTCAATAATAAAGAATTACTAGAAGCACTGATTGTTTATAGGACAAAGGTTGCAGCAGCAAAAGAGCAGGGACTTCCTAAACCGAGGATTACAAACTATCTCGGTGATTGTTTCCTGAAGATCGCAACTCATTTATCATATAAACCTAATTTCGTCAATTACATGTTTCGTGAAGACATGATTTCTGATGGCATAGAAAATTGCGTTCAGTATATTCATAATTTTGATCCAGAAAAATCAAAAAACCCTTTTGCGTATTTTACGCAAATTATTCACTATGCATTTCTGAGAAGAATTCAAAAGGAAAAGAAGCAGTTAGATATTAAAACCAAGATTATTGAGAGATCTGGTTTTGATGAGGTGATGATGGTTGACGATGGCTTGCTTTTTGGCAACAGTAGCGACTATAATACGATCAAGGACAACATTCAGTATCGCAATCGATGAAAGTCGCCGTCATTACAGACACACATTACGGAGCTAGAAAGGGTTCCAAGTATCTTCACGATCACTTTGAACTCTTCTATAAAAACATATTTTTCCCTGCCCTAGAAGAACACGGGGTAGAAGCAGTCATTCATATGGGTGATGCTTTTGATAGTCGTAAATCAATTGATTATCAAAGTCTTGAATGGGCGAAGAGAGTTGTATTTGAACCTCTGCGGAAATATGAGGTTCATATGATTATTGGTAATCATGATTGCTATTACAAGAATACCAATAATGTCAATTCTCCTAGTCTTCTTCTGAAGGATTATCCAAACGTAAAATCTTATAGTTCTCCACAAACCATTAATGTTGGTGGTCTGGATATTATGATGGTTCCTTGGATTTGTAGCGAGAACTATGATCTAACTCTCAATCAGATTAAGAAATCCAAGGCAAAGGTCGCTATGGGGCACCTTGAACTCCAGGGATTTCGTGTCAACAGAAATCTGATTATGGAAGAACATGGATTAGATTGGAAAATTTTTGATAAGTTTAAAAAGGTTTTCTCGGGTCATTATCACACTCGTTCCGATAATGGAAAGGTTTTCTATCTTGGAAATCCATATGAGATGTATTGGACTGATGTGAACGACACTCGCGGATTTCATATTTTTGATACGGAAACCCTTACTCATACTCCAGTTAATAATCCTTATAAATTGTTTTATAACATTTATTATGAGGATACTCCATATCAATTGTTTGATGCTAGTGAGTATGAAAATAAGATTGTCAAGGTGATTGTTCGTAAGAAATCTAAACCCAAAGATTTTGAAAAGTTTATTGATAAACTCTATACTGCTGGAATTCAAGAACTCAAGATTGTTGAGAACTTTGATATTCAGGAAAGTGAAGACTTTGAAATTACCGAAGAAGAAAATACACTTTCAATTCTAAATCGGTATATCGACGAGGCGGAGTTTTCCTATGATAAAAACATCATTAAAGGAATTTTTCAAGATCTCTATCAACAAGCCTGCGAAGTAGAATAATGTTTCTTCTCACTCTCAAAGATAGAAAGGACGATGGGGCATATGCCGTTCAGGATCGCCACGGTCATAAAGTTTTATTTCTTTTTGAGGATGAGGATGATGCGGTCCGTTATGCTCTAATGCTTGAGGATCAAGAAGAAACGGAAATGGATGTGGTTGAGGTTGATGATGAACTTGCCATAAAGACTTGTAAGATGTATAATTACAAGTATGCCGTGATTACACCTGACGATATTGTAATTCCCCCTAAACATGTTAGTATTTCACAAGATTAAATGGAAAAACTTTCTTTCGACTGGAAATCAGTGGACTGAAGTTGATTTTGAAAAGCACAATACAAATCTAATTATTGGAACAAATGGAGCAGGTAAATCTACAATTTTAGATGCTCTTACTTTTGTCCTTTTCAATAAGCCATTTCGTAAGATCAATAAACCTCAATTAGTTAATACTGTAAATGAAAAAGATTGCGTGGTGGAAATCGAGTTTTCCATCAACAGTAGAGAGTATCTTGTTCGTCGTGGAATTAAACCGAATATATTCGACATCGAAGTCAACGGTTCGCCGCTTCATAAAGAGGCGGATGATCGTGCCAATCAAAGGATCCTTGAGGAGAATATTCTCAAGGTAAATTATAAGTCTTTTACTCAGATTGTTATTCTGGGATCCAGCACTTTCGTTCCTTTTATGCAACTCACGACTGCAAACCGTCGTGAAGTGATTGAGGATCTTCTGGATATTCGTATCTTCTCTGCGATGAATAATCTCATTAAGGACCGAATTCGCACTCAAAAGGATCAGATCAAATCTCTTGAGTTGCGTAAAGAGAATATCAAAGATAAGATGAAGATGCAGCAGAATTTCATCGAAGAACTGGAGAACCGTGGAAATGCCAACATTAATAGCAATAAAGAAAAGATTGCCAAGTTAGATGCTGAAGTTGGCATTTATATGACTGAGAATGCAAAGACCGAAGAACAGGTTTTTGCCTACACTAAAGAACAGGAAGAGGTTGTTGGTGCTGATGATAGATTAGTAAAACTCAACAATCTGAAGGGTAAATTATCTCAGAAAGTATCAGTTATTACTAAAGAGCATAAGTTCTTTAATGAAAATACGGTTTGTCCTACCTGCACTCAGACTATTGAAGAAGAGTTTCGGTTAAATAGAATAGCAGACGCTCAAAATAAAGCAAAGGAACTCCAGAAAGGTTTTCAGGAACTTGAGGAGACTATAAAGTTAGAACAAGAACGAGAGCGTCAATTTCTAGTTCTATCTAAGGAGATTACGAAACTCAATCATGAGATTTCTCAAAACAATACTCGGATTTCCCTCAACCAGAGACAAATACGAGATCTTGAACATGAAATTCAAACTATTACCGAACAACTTGAAAATCGAAATACTGAACATGAGAAGTTAGAAGAATTTAAAGAAAATCTCCAAAAAACATTTGAAGACCTTTCCAAGAAAAAAGAAGAAATCGTTTATTACGATTTTGCCTATTCCTTACTCAGGGACGATGGCGTAAAGACGAAGATCATCAAGAAGTATCTTCCGTTCATAAATCAGCAGGTCAATCGCTATCTTCAAATGATGGATTTTTATATTAATTTCCATCTGGATTCTGAATTTAATGAAACTGTAAAATCACCTATTCACGAAGACTTTTCTTATAGTTCTTTTAGTGAAGGTGAAAAGATGAGAATTGATTTGGCACTCCTCTTCACTTGGAGAGAAGTTGCAAGAGTCAAGAATTCGGTGAATACGAACCTGCTGATTATGGATGAGGTGTTTGATAGTTCTCTTGATGGTTTTGGAACCGATGAGTTTTTGAAGATCATTCGTTATGTCATTAAGGATGCTAATATATTCGTGATTTCTCATAAGGCAGAACTGCATGACAAATTTGAAAGTGTCATACGCTTTGAGAAGGTAAAGGGTTTTTCTCGTATGATGTCCTCACAAGCACAAGACTGATGAAACTTCCAAACTGGCAGCACCACTCCAAGAAAGAGCAGAAGCGGAAACTCAAACCGCAAGCACTCCGACAAGCAAAGGCAAGACGCCAAGCACTCAAGAACCGCCTCTCACGGGGCGGTTTTTTTATAAATACCTAAAAACGATAAAAAAAAATGAGAGATCAAGAAATTTTAGGAATTTATGAAGCCTACAAAAAGGTTCATCAGGTTCAAGAAGAAGTAGAACAACTGGATGAAATCTCACAGAAGACTGCTACAAAAGCATATGCTGCAAGAGCAACTGGTGAGTTTGAGAATGATACTAATCCAAGTGACCAAACAAAGAGTGGTAAGTATAAATCAGATGTAGCTAGAGAACGTATAAAGAAAAAGTTTGGTAAAAAAGCAGCACAGCACGCAGATAGAGCGGCACACGCTCAAATCTTTGGTCGCAGAGGTATGCCTTCAGTAAAAGAAGATGTTTACGATATCATTCTCTCACATCTTCTTGATGAAGGATATGCTGAAACACCAGAAGCAGCAGAAGTTATTATGGTGAATATGAGTGAAGAGTGGAGAGAAGAGATTATGGAAGGAATGACGATGAAGGACTTTAAGGCAAACCGTCAGAAGAATAAAAGAATGGCTGCTTCTGCCGATGCTAAAAAGAGAGGACACGTAGGTAAGGAATGGTATAATAGTGGCAGAAGATATACTCCCGACGAAGCAAAGAGAAGTCGCGCAAACTTGGATGATGAAGAAAGACGCACTAGACATCGTAGTGCTGTAGAACCTGATAATGAGAGTGATGATAGTTTCTCTGCAGACAAGACGAAGAACCCTAAGAAACTCCGCAAGCAAAAGGCGATGGGAGAGCACTGAAACCACTTTCCAAACTGTCACACAAGAGGGTTTCACCACCCTCTTTTTTTATAAATAACTAAAAACGATAAAAAAAATGAGAGATCAAGAAATTTTAGGTCTTTATGAGGCTTATCAACAAGTTCACCAAGTTGATGAAGGTAGATCTTCCAGACCACGTTATCCTGGTGGTAGAGGTGTTTTAGACCAGGAAATAAGAGATGAAAAAAGAGAGGCATCTGCTGAAAATATGCGTGGACACACAGCAGGTCCTGGTTCTATAACCAAGAACCCTAAAAAACTCCGTAAGCAAAAAGCGATGGGAGAACTTGGAGAACAATTAGATATTTACGACATCATCCTCTCACACTTACTTGATGAAGGATATGCCGAAACACCAGAAGCAGCAGAAGTTATTATGGTGAATATGAGTGAAGATTGGAGAGAGAGTATTTTTGAAGAAATTCTTGATGAAGGTGCTGCAGGTGCCGTTGCTGCCCGAGCACAAAAACTTGCCAATCAAAGAAAGGGACAAACTCCAGAAAGAAAGGCAACATATCAAAACCTTGCAAAGCAAGCAGGAGCAAGAGAAAGGGGTCCTCACCAAAGAGGTGATAATAGAACTGGAATGACTTCTTCCGAAAGGGAAAGAAGAAGAGATGCTGCTGCCTATCATTCTGACCTTTATGGTGAAAAGAAAAACACATATGGTAAAGGTGGAGTAACTAAAAATCCAAGAAAACTTGCTCAACAAAAAGCAAGAGGACAACACGCAGAGCAATATGATATTTACGACATCATCCTCTCACACCTTCTTGATGAAGGATATGCTGAAACCGTTGAAGCAGCAGAAGTCATTATGGTAAATATGAGTGAGGATTGGGGACTGAGTATTGTTGAAGAAATTCTTGATGAAAGAAATAGAGGTGAGCAAGGAATGAGTGATAGGGAAGTTACTAGGAGAAGAAATCTTGGAGGTAATACTAGATCTACTGTAAGTTCTGGTGCTTTGGGTGATCATGGATCTCAAGGAGCAATTCAAAAATTTCATAAGAGAAAGCAGGGGATTAGGCAAGCAATCCATAAAAGTGGTAGATATACAAGAGGAGATACTGGAGAAAGTGGTGGTAAAGGGCGTTATGAGGCAAATAAAGATCATGCGGATGGATATCCTTCAATCACAAAAAGGGGCCAAGGGCCTGGTTAAGACCACTTCCCAAACTGGCACACAAGAGGGTTTCACCACCCTCTTTTTTTGTATGATACCCTCATACGCAACAAACCGATGCCCGTCAACCACGAAATCAAATCTCAACTTGCCAAGCTCCTTGCTACCGAAGACCTTGTTGTGGAGCATAAAAAGTGTGAGACCGCTCAGTTCAACGTTCATACCCGTGTGCTTACGCTTCCTATGTGGGAGAAAGCAAGTAACGGTGTGTATGACCTTCTGGTGGGGCACGAAGTCGGACATGCGCTTTATACCCCCGATGAAGATTGGTTGAAGGAACACAAGGTTCCTCCCCAGTTCGTCAACGTGGTTGAGGATGCCCGTATTGAGAAATTGATGAAGCGTCGTTATGCTGGTCTTGCCAAGACCTTCTATGCTGGTTATAAGGAACTGTCCGAACAGGATTTCTTCTCTGTAGGTGATGATGATCTCAGCACCTACAACCTTGCCGATCGCGCTAATCTCCACTTCAAGATCGGTAATTTCATTAACGTTCCGATTGAGCGTGGTGAAGAGACTGAAATCATCAATATGATTGCCGATACTGAAACCTTTGCGGATGTTCTGATTGCTGCAGATGCTTTGTATAAGTATTGTAAGCAATCTAAAGAACAGGAAAAGATTGATGATCTGCAGGGTGCAGAACCTCAGACTGATAATTCTGGCAATTCTCCCTCTGATTTCAATAATCAGGAGGAAGGTGAGAATGATGCAGATCAACCTTCTGAACCCCCTGAAGGTTCTTCTTCTGATGAGAAGGATGAGGTTCAGCAGCAACCTTCTGATGAAGGTGGTGAAACGAATGATCCTGAAGTGAAAACGATGGAGTCTCTTGAGGATGCCATCAAGGAACTTGTGAATGCGAATGGGTATGATAATACCTATATTGAGGTTCCTAAACTGGACCTGGATAAGATTATTGTTCCTAACTCTGAAATTCATTCAAAGTGTAAAACTGAATGGGATCAATTTCTTAAAATGACTGAATATACTCACGATTATACTTTCGGTCACGTTGATAAAGCGTATAACGAATTCAAGCGTTCAGCACAGAAGGAAGTTGGTTATTTGGTGAAAGAGTTTGAATGTCGTAAGGCAGCAGACTCCTATGCCCGTGCATCGGTTTCTAAGACTGGTGTTCTGGACTGTGCCAAACTTCATTCCTACAAGTATAATGAGGACATCTTCAAGAAAGTAACCACACTTGCCGATGGTAAAAATCACGGTCTTGTGTTTATTCTTGACTGGTCTGGTTCTATGAATACTGTGATGCTGGATACTGTCAAGCAACTCTTCAATCTGATTTGGTTCTGTAAAAAGGTTTCCATTCCTTTTGAGGTTTATGCTTTCACCTGCGATTATCCTCTTGTCAAATATGATGAGAATGGTAAGGCAGATATTCGTTCTTGTGCCTATGAAAAGAAAGAGGGTGTTCTTCATATTGGAGAATGGTTCTCTCTAATGAACCTTCTCACCAGTAAAGTAAATGGTAAGACTCTGGAGGAACAAATGAAGAACGTGTTCCGTCTTGCTTATTGCTTTAACAAATATACTAATTATCAACCTCCTCTTGGTTTGACTCTTTCAGGAACTCCTCTGAATGAGAGTCTGGTTGCTCTGCATCAAATTCTTCCCAAGTTCAAGAAGGAAAACAAACTGCAGAAAGTTCAGTGTGTCATTCTGACTGATGGTGAGGGTTATCATCTTAAGTATCATCGTGAAATTAAGCGTGGTTGGGAGTCTGATCCTTATATTGGAGTGAATACTATTCCCAATAATTCTTTCCTGCGTGATCGTAAGACTGGGAATACTTATACTCTTATTGGGAGTGAATATCGTATTACCGATGTTCTTCTTCTCAACCTGCGTGACAATTTCCCCGATATTAACTTTATCGGTATTCGTGTTCTTGAGTCCCGTGACTCTGGATACTTTATTCGCGCTTACTGTGGTTACTATGGTGATCTTTATGATAAGGTGATGAAATCCTGGAAGAAAGAGAAGGCATTCACTATTACTAACTCCGGATATCACAAGTATTTTGGTCTTTCTTCAAGTGCCCTGGCACAAGAAAGTGAATTTGTAGTTTCGGAGGATGCTTCTAAATCTCAAATCAAAAATGCTTTTGTGAAGAGTTTGAATACTAAAAAAATGAATAAGCGTGTTCTGAGTGAGTTTATTGAATTGGTTGCCTGAACCACTTTCCAAACTGTCACAGGGGGCACTTCCGCCCCCTTTTTTCTTGCTATAATTACTTCAGTTAAACAAAACAACCTAACTACACCATGCCTCGCAAAACTTCCGTGACCGACGACCAACTGATTGCTGATCTCCGCTCTGCTTTCGGAACTGAGATCACCGCTGCCGATATCAAAGGTTTTTGCGCCTCTCGCGGTTTTAACTATCAAACCGTCACTCGCCGCCTGGAGCAGTTCAAAACCAATCGTGGTCGTTGGAACCTTGAAGTCACTCCGACTGTTGTAAATAAAATGGAGCAAGCGTATCAATCGCCTGCCGTTCTCCCTCCCACCGAACAAAATCTCATTCCTGATAAAGATGATACCTTCGTCAAGTTTGGTAACTTTGGTGATATTAAAAAGATTATTCAGTCCCGTCTTTTTTATCCTACGTTCATTACGGGTCTGTCGGGTAATGGTAAAACGTTCTCGGTGGAGCAAGCTTGCGCTCAACTCAAGCGTGAACTGATCCGTGTAAACATTACGATTGAAACTGATGAAGACGACCTTATCGGGGGTTTCCGCCTTGTTGATGGGAATACTGCTTGGCACAACGGTCCCGT